CCCATGTCTCGGACCTTCATCCCCTCGCGAGTGCGAGACAACCCCTTCCTCACCGGGACCGGCTACATGAGCACGCTACAGGCGCTGCCAGAACCCCTTCGCAGCCAGATGCTGAATGGCGACTTCAAGGCGGGCATGGAGGACGACATCTGGCAGGTCATCCCGACCCGCTGGGTGGAGCTGGCCCAGGCCAGGTGGAAGCCCCTCTCGCCCAAGCCCGAGATGTTGTCGCTCGGTGTCGACGTGGCGCGAGGCGGCAAGGACAAGACCGTGATCTACCGCAGGCACGAGGGCTGGTGGTTCGACGAGCCCCTCGAGTACCCGGGAGCAGAGACGCCCAACGGCCCGATGGTGGCGGGCCTGGCCATCGCCGCCAACCGCGACCACAGCCCCATCCACATCGACATCATCGGCGTGGGCTCGAGCCCCTACGATTTCCTCAAGGAGGCCAGGCAGCAGGTGCTCGGTGTCAACGTGTCGGAGAAGTCGGGTGCCCGCGACAAGTCGGGGCGTCTGGGCTTCTTCAACCAGCGGTCGGAGCACATCTGGCGGCTGCGCGAGCTGCTCGACCCAGAGGCCAACAACAACATCGCCCTGCCCCCGTCGAAGAAGCTCCTGGCCGACCTCTGCGCCCCGAAGTGGAAGCTCCGCGGCTCGCAGGTCTACGTCGAGAGCAGAGAGGACATCGTCGACAGGATCAAGCGCAGCCCCGACCACCTATCCGCTCTGGCCCTCGCCTGCATCAACACCCCGAAGATGCGCAACATGCCCGGTATGTCTTCGAGGAAGCCCCGCGACTACGATCCGCTCGCTTAAGCTCGAGGCCTAAACCATGTGCGGTAACCCGCTTCGCCTTCTGTCCCCCGTTGCCGCTGTGTTCGGCGCTGCAAGCGATCAGCGCAAGGCTCTGCGCGCTCAAGAGGCTGCGCAGCGTGAGGCAGCTGCTGCCGCCGCCAAGACGCAGGCCGACGCGCAGCAGGCAGAGGCCAAGGCACAACGCCAGGCCCCCAACCTGGCCTCGCTGTTCAGGGCCAACAAGGTGGGGTCGGCTGCCGCCACCCTGCTCACAGGGCCAGGCGGTGCTCCGCTGCAGAATATGGCCCTCGGCCGCAACACGCTCCTGGGTGGATGAACATGACCCTGACCACCGAACAGATCACCCGCCTGGCCGAAGCCTGCGGCGTCCAGCGCCGCGGCCGTAGCGATGCGGTGCTGTTCGAGGCGTGCCTCCGCATGATCCGACTGAACCTGGGGTCACCAGCGTGACCGAGACCCCCAAGAAGCAGCACTACCAGAAGCGATGGTCCATGCTCGAGACCGAGCGGTCGTCGTGGGTATCGCACTGGGAAGAGCTGTCGACGCAGCTCTTTCCTCGTGCTGGCCGCTTCTCCGTGACCGACCGCAACGACGGCAAGAAGCGCCACAACAACATCTACGACCGCACCGGCACGGGCGCTCTGCGCATCCTGTCGGCGGGCATGATGTCGGGCGTCACCAGCCCCGCGCGCCCCTGGTTCCGCCTGCGCATCCCCGACGACGCGCTGATGGAGTACCAGCCCGTCAAGGTCTGGCTGGCCCAGGTCACCCGCAAGATGCAGGCCGTCTTCGGCCAGTCCAACACCTACCGCGCCCTGCACCAGCTCTACGAAGAGCTTGGTGCCTTCGGCACGGGCAACAGTCTCATCATGGATGACTTCGAGAGGGGCATCCACCTCTACCCCAACACCGTGGGCCGCTACGCCCTGGCCACCGACTTCAAGGGCAACGTCGACACGTCGTACCGCGAGCTGCAGAAGACCGCGCGCCAGCTGGTGCAGGAGTTCGGCGCTGAGAACTGCTCGTCGGCCGTCAAGAACATGGTCTCCAACGGCAACGGCGACAGCTGGGTCACCATCGTCCACGCCATCGAGCCCCGCAAGGAGCGCGACATCCGCTCCAAGGCCAGCCGCGACATGCCCTGGGCGTCGTGCTACTTCGAGAAGGGCGGCGACGGCGACAAGCTCCTGCGCGAGAGCGGCTTCGAGCGGTTCCGCGTCCTGGCCCCTCGCTGGTACACCTCGAGCGAGGACGTCTACGGCCAGAGCCCCGGCATGGAAGTGCTCGGCGACATCAAGCAGCTCCAGCACGAGCAACTGCGCAAGAGCCAGGGCATCGACTACCAGACCCGCCCGCCGCTGCAGGGCCCCTCGAGCCTCAAGGGCGAGGAGGTCGACATCCTGCCCGGCGGCTACACCGTCGCCGACACGGCCTCGGCCGGTGGCGGCGTCAAGCCCCTCTTCCAAGTGGGCCTCGACCTCAACCACCTGCTGATGGACATTCAGGACGTCCGCCAACGCATCCGCGAGGGCATGTACTCCGACCTGTTCCTGATGATCTCGCAGGCCGTCTCGACCAACATGACGGCCACCGAGGTGGCAGAGCGCCACGAGGAGAAGCTCCTGATGCTGGGCCCCGTGCTCGAGCGTCTGCACAACGAGCTGCTCGACCCGCTCATCGAAATCACCTTCGAGCGCCTGCTGCAGGCGGGTGCGCTGCCGCCGCCCCCCGAAGAGCTGATCGGCGTGAACCTCGACGTCGAGTTCGTCTCGATCCTGGCCCAAGCCCAACGCGCCATCGGCGCAAACAGCACCGACCGCTTCGTCGGCAACCTCGGCGCTATGGCCCAGATCAAGCCCGAAGTGCTCGACAAGTTCGACGCCGACCGCTGGGTGGACAACTACGCCGACCAGATCGGCGTCGACCCCGAGCTGATCGTCGGCAAGGAGGAGGTCGCCCTCGTCCGCAAGGCCCGTGCCGACCAGCAGGCGGCGCAACAGGCAGCAGTCCAGGCGCAGCAGGCCGCCGAGAGCATGGGCAAGCTGGGGGGCGTCGCCACGCAGAACGGTGCCTCGAACGCAGGGGCCGACATCATGAACCAGCTGACCGGCTACGGCTCGCCAGCGCCGTACAGCTACTAGGAGAACGACATGTCCGACGGTCCCGCACGCAGCTTCGCTGCAGTCACCCCCCACGACAGTACCGACTTCGCAGGCGGCGCTGCCGCGGCCCTCTTCGTGGGCGTCGGCGGCAACGTGGTCGTGGTCGGCGTCGAAGACAGCGATGGCGCTGTGGTCGAGACGTTCAAGAACGTCGCGAGCGGCACGATCCTGCCTGTCCGTTGCCGCCGGGTGAACGCCACCAACACCACGGCCACCGACATCAAGGCCCTCTACCTGTGAGCCAGGCCCTCGCCCTTGGTTTCGGCCAGACGACCATTTCGTCTTTCAAGGGGAGTGGCGTCACCCATGACTTCACGTCGGCCATGCCCGCTGGCTCGGCCTACACCCGCACGGGCGCGGCGACGGGCCTGACGGCGGCGGGTACGCTGACGGCGTTCGCGGAGAACGCCCCGCAGCGGACTGATCGCGGGCTGGCGCTGGAACCGGCGGCGACGAACATTCTCATCAACAGCGTGTTTGCAAACAGCGGCGGCAACAGGCCGACGAGTTGGGACGAGGGCATCATTACGGGTGTCTCAGCCCCCGTATCCTCGACCATTCTCAACACCGCTTTTTCGCAATCGGGCACCGCTCAAAGGGCTTGGTTCTCGCAGACAATCGCCCTCGCGGCGAACTCGTCATATATTTACAGCGTCTATGTCGAAGCGACGGCGGGGACGCCGGGTTCGGTGGCCTATGGCACCACGCTCCCGGCGGGCGCGTCCAGCAATGTTCTGGTAAACCCGGCGGTTGGTCGGCGGACGTTTACGCTGACGACATCAGTGTTGGCAGGGAACGGTACGATCCGCACCGGATTTGGCGCGGCAGCAAACGCCACAGGCAGCATCATTCTGTCAAACCCGCAGTTTGAGTTGGGCACGGTCGCCACATCCCCGATCTTGACGACGAGCGGGACGGCCACACGCGGCCTGCCGGTGTTCACCGAGCCGGTTCCTGCGGGCTTCACAAAGGCGCTGCTGACCTACTACGACGGCACGACATCGGAAGCCACCGGCCTGACGCCGGGCGACACGTTTGAGTACGCGGAACATGCCATCGCAGCCGGGAAGGGCCGCTTCGGCGTGTCCGAACTCGTGTCGCGCCGCTGGGCTGCGTGATCCACGCCGAACAGGCCGCCCCCTCCCACAGCTCGGAAACGCCTCATGGCTTTGACCTTCGTTCCCCCCGACGGCCACAAGCCCGACTGGGCTACAGACACCCAGTGGCGGGCCGCAGAGGCGGTCAGAGAGCACGGCAGCGTCCGCAAAGCCGCGGAGGCACTGGGCTTGGGGAAGTCATCCGTGCAGGAAGCAGCGGATCGCTACAACAAAGAGGCCGCCCGCCACGGCCACGCGCCCGGCCACTTCAACGACGGCGTCGCCCCCGGCTACCGCATGGGCAAGGTCACCGTACAGCGCGGCCCCAACGGCGTCGAGCGGGTGTGGGAGCGCCAGTCGCCAGACGCCGAGGCGCAGGCCGAGCGGCTGCTGGCTATCAAGGCGGCGCTGCTTGAGAAACTGGAGCCCCTCGAGCCCCTCGCCCCACCCGCACACACCGACGACGATTTGCTGACGGTCTACCCGCAAGGCGATCCGCACGCAGGCCTCTACTCGTGGAAGGAAGAGACAGGACAGTCCTTCGACCTGGCCGAGTTCGAGCGCATCACCAAGGCGGCCATCGACAGGCTGGTCGCCTCTACGCCCTCCTCGACCTACGCCCTCTACATCGATCTGGGCGACAGCCTCCACGCCGACAACAACGCGAGCCGCACCAAGAGCGGCCACCATCTCGACACGCACGGCCGCCACGCCGAGGTCGTCCGCGCCAGCATCCGCTGCAAGCGCCACCACATCGCCCGCATGCTCGAGAAGCACCTCTACCTCACCGTGCGGATCAACCCCGGCAACCACGACGGCATCACGGCGATCATGCTGGCCGAGATGCTGGCGCTGCTCTACGAGAACGAGCCCAGGGTCACGGTCGTCACCAGCCCCAACCCCTACTGGTTCATGGGCTTCGGCACCAACCTGATCGGCACCACCCACGGCGACGGGGCGAAGGGCAAAGACCTCCCTCTGCTGATGGCCGTCGACGTGCCCGACCTGTGGCAAGCCTCACAGCACGGCTCTCGCGTCTGGTACGTCGGCCACGTCCACCACGGCGACGAGAAGGACTACCCGGGCGTGACGGTGAAATACAAACGGACCCTCGCCGCCCCCGACATCTGGAGCCACGCAAGCGGCTATCGGTCGGTGCGCTCGATGGATGCGGAGACCTACCACCGCCTGGACGGGGAGGTCGAAAAGCACACCTGCTCGCTGGCCCGGCTCGAGCGCGGTATGTCTTCCGTTCCGCGCGCGACGTAGGTTCCCGCTATGAGCCAGGAAGACCCGACCGACTTGGAGACCCAGCACAAGAGCGCCGAGGCGAGAGCCCAGGACGCTCGGAACCGCAGGGACACTGACAAGGCCGATCTGGAATGGCTCATGGCCACGCCTCGGGGCCGCCGGATTGTCTGGCGTCTGCTCGAGGCCACGGGTCTCTACGTCTCAAGTTTCACTGGCAACAGTGAGACGTTCTTTAGGGAAGGCAAGCGCGCCATCGGTCTCGAGTTCCAGGGCAAGGTCGCCAAGGCCGCGCCGCTGGGCTTCCAGACCATGATGCAGGAGCATTTCGGACATGACTGACACGACGCTGATGACGGCCGACACACCCACCGATGAAGCCGCATCGCAGACCGCGGGCGACGTCGCCAACAACGACGCCACCGCACAGCAGCCGGTAGCCGAAGCCGCCCCGACCGATCCGGTCGGAGGCGAACAGGCGCAGCAGGCCGAAGGCGACAAGGCCGACGACGCACCCCAGGGCGCGCCAGAGGCCTACGAGGATTTCTCCGTGCCGGAAGGCGTCGAACTCGACGCTGAACTGCTCGGTGAGTTCAAGAACGTCGCCAAGGAACTCAACCTGCCGCAGGACGCCGCGCAAAAGGTCACGGACCTTGGCGTGAAGCTGGCCCAGAAGTGGGTCGCTGAAAGCCAACAGGCGACGAGCGAGATGTTCGCCGACTGGAAGGCCCGTGCCGAAACCGACAAGGAGTTCGGGGGCGATGCTCTCCCGGCCAACTTGGCGGTCGCGAAGAAGGCAGTCGACCAGTTCGGCACGCCGGAACTCCGCGAACTGCTGGACGTACACCGCCTCGGCGACAACCCGGAAGTCATCCGGTTCATGTTCCGTGTCGGCAAGGCCATCAGCGAAGACACGTTCGTGGCGGGGGGCAAGTCCTCCCCTGCCCAGGACGCAGCCAAGACCCTTTTCCCCAACATGAACTGACTGGAGAACTACCGTGGCCACCCTTGCGGATACCCACCCCACTCTGCTGGACGTTTCCAAGCGTCTGGACCCGAACGGCAAGGTCGACAAGATCGTCGAAATCCTCGCCCAGACCAACGAAATCCTGGCCGACGCCGTGTACATCGAAGGCAACCTGCCGACGGGTCACCGCTCGACCATCCGCACCGGCCTGCCTGCCCCGACCTGGCGCAAGCTGTACGGCGGCGTTCAGCCGACCAAGTCGCGCACCGCCCAGGTGACCGACAACGCCGGTATGATGGAAGCCTACGCCGAGGTCGACAAGGCCCTGGCTGACCTGAACGGCAACACCGCCGCCTTCCGCCTGTCGGAAGACACCGCCCACATCGAGGGCATGTCGCAAGACCTCGCCTCCTCGATCTTCTACGCCGACGAAGACGTCACCCCCGAGAAGTTCACGGGCTTCGCCGCTCGCTACTCCTCGCTGTCCGCCGAAAACGGCCAGAACATCAACGCCTCGGCCGCCGACGGCTCGAACTCCACCAACACCTCGATCTGGTTCATTGGCTGGGGCCCGAACTCCTGCTTCATGACCTACCCCAAGGGCTCCGTTGCCGGTCTCAAGACCGACGACAAGGGCCAGATCACCATCGAGAACGTCGATGGTGCCGGTGGCCGGATGGAAGCCTACCGCACGCACTACCGCATGGACGCTGGCCTGGTCCTCAAGGACTGGCGCTACGTCTACCGCATCCAGGTTGACTTCGCCGAGCTGACGAAGGATGCCGCGACCGGCGCTGACCTCATCGACCTGATGACCGACGTCGCCTCGTTCATCCCGAACCTGACCGGCATCCGTGGTGCCTTCTACTGCAGCCGCCGCGTTCACAGCTTCCTGCGCCGCCAGATGGTCAACAAGGTCAAGAACTCGACCCTGATGATGTCGGACGTCGCTGGCCAGTCCGTGATGACCTTCGACGGCTTCCCGGTTCGCCGGGTCGACAGCCTGCTGCACACTGAAGCAAAGGTCGCCGCGTAAGCGGGGCCCCTGGAGAACAAGACCATGATCCTCGACGAACGCAACGAGTTCGCAGATGCCGTTTCGGTGGCAGCTGCGGCAGGCACCGCCCTCATCGGCGATGTCATCGACCTGGGTTCTGCCTCGCGCGACATTGGCGCGGGCCAGCCCCTGTACCTCATCATCCAGACGGATACGGAAATCATCACCGGCGGTTCCGCCGGTACGATCAAGTTCCAGCTGGCCTCGGACAGCACGGCCGACCTGGCCACGTCCGCGACGATCCACTACGACACGGGCACGCTCGTGACGGATGACGCCGCCGCGAACGACGCCCGCCTCAACGCGGGTGGCCTGATCTGCTCCATCGCCCTGCCGCAAGGCGCGGTGTACGAGCGGTATCTCGGCATCCTGTGCGTGATCGCCACCACGACCGTGACGGCTGGCAAGATCAACGCCTTCCTGTCGATGGACCCGTACCCGGCCCAGCGCGCCTACCCTGACGCGATGCCGGTCTAAGGGGCTGAACCGTGAGCAAAGCCCGCATTGACGCACAAGGCCGACGCTTCGACGCTGAAGGCCGCCGCGTCTACGACAAGGCTGGGAAAAACACCTGGGTGGAAGCTATCCACCCGGGTGTCTACCCCGCCAACCACTTCCGCCCGGTGGGCTCGAAGTTCCAGCTCGCCGAAGGCCACGGCATCGTCGACTGGATGGCTGTTGTCGAAGACGAAGCTCCCCGCAAGGCCGCCCGGGCAAAGCCCGTTCTGGTCGCTGCGGCTGCCCCCTTCCCCGCCGAAGTGGAACAGGCCCTGGCCGAAGCCGCTGAAGCTGGCGAAGAGCAGGCCGCCCTGGTCTAGGCCAGAGATAGCCCCCTCCCCGTAGGGGTTCCGAGCCGGGGGCCCACAAGCCCCCGGCTCTTTTCTTTGAGGTGATCCCCGATGGCCTGCAGGCCTGGTGTTAAGATGTTGGCCGACCCGAAACCCTGCGCGTGCTGCGGAGAGGTTCTGCCTCGGTCTGCTTTTCGCTCGCTAAACAGCACGAGAGCGCCAAGAGCCGTTAGGCCTTACTGCCAGCCGTGCATAAACGCCAAGGCACGGGCTAGAAACAACCAAACGCCCGCCGCGGCGGACCGCAACCGCCGCCGCTGTAAGCTCAAGAAGTTTGGGCTGACGCTGGAGGATTTCGACCGTCTGGCGCAAGCTGGCTGCGCTCTTTGCGAAGCCGCCGAAGCTGGTGGAAAAGGCCGTTTCCACGTAGACCACGACCACGCCACGGGCGCGTTCCGTGGGCTGCTCTGTCACTCGTGCAACACGGGGCTTGGCCACTTCAAAGACCAAAGCGCCGTGCTCGAAAAAGCGGCGCGGTATGTGCGCCAAGGAGGCCTCCGTTGACAACTTCCGTAGCGATTGCAAACCTGGCCCTGTCGCACCTCGGCGACGACGCCACCGTCGTGAACCTCGAGCCCCCGGAGGGCAGCGCGCAGGCCGAGCAGGCCGCCCTGTTCTACCCCATCGCGCGCGACGCGCTGCTCGAGATGTACCCCTGGAACTTCGCGCTGCGCCGCACGACGCTGGCCCTGCTCGCCGAAAAGCCCAACACGCAGTGGGCCTACGCCTACGCCCTGCCCTCCAACGTGCTGAATGTGTTCGCCGTTCAGGGTGCGGAAGACGCCGACGACTTCGTCGGCACGGCCTACGGCCCGCTGGCCGCCATCAACGGGGTCAATGACTTCGAGATCGAGGGCCGCTCCGACAACACGCGCGTGCTCTACACCAACGTGGTCGACGCGCGCATCCGCTACACCGTCGCTGTGACGATCCCCAGCTTCTTCCCGCCCCTCTTCACCCTGGCGCTCTCCTACTTCCTGGCCAGCTTCCTGGCTGGCCCGGTGCTGAAGGGCGAGACGGGCCGCACGGTCGCCGCCCAGATGCTCCAGACGATGGGCGTCTATCTGAACCAGGCCCAGGTCATGGACGCCAAGCAGCGCCGCGCCAGCCGCGTCCGCGACGCCCACGTCGCCCCCTGGGTGGGGGCACGCTGATGGGTGCCACCACGCGCACCAACTTCCGCTCGATGGCCGGGGGCGAGATCACGCCCGAGATGTACGGCCGGATCGACGACGTCCGCTACCAGACGGGCCTCGCCCTGTGCCGCAACTTCATCACCCTGCCCCACGGGCCAGCGCAGAACCGCGCAGGCTTCCAGTTCGTGCGCGAGGTCAAGGACAGCACCAAGAAAACCCGCCTCCTGCCCTTCACTTTCAGCGTCTCCGACACGGTGGTCATCGAGTTCGGGGCGGGCTACTTCCGCTTCCACAGCCAGGGCGGCACGGTCCTCTCGTCGGGCAGCCCCTACGAGGTCGCCAACAGCTACGCAGAGGCCGACCTGTTCGACGTCAAGTTCGTGCAGTCGGCGGATGTGCTGACGCTGGTCCACCCCGACTACGTCACGCAGGAGCTGCGCCGCTCAGGCGCTACGAGCTGGGCCCTGGCCAACGCCACCACCGGCCCTGGCATCGACGCCCCCGCGGGCCTGGCCGTCACGCCTACCACGGCGGGGGCGAGCTTCCTGCGCAACGACGCGTATGTCGTGACGGCGACCACCGCCACGGCCGAGAGCGCGGCGTCGGCGGCCGTCACGGCGTCCAACAACCTGAGCGCCGCCAACACCTACAACACGGTCAGCTGGACGGCACGCACCGGGGCCACGGGCTACCGGGTCTACCGCCAAGCGGGCGGCCTCTTCTACCTGATCGCGGTGCTCGACGGCAACGGCTCGGTCAGCGTGATCGACGACAACCTGCCCGCCAACGGCGGCATCACGCCGCCCCAAGCCTCCGACCCCTTCGCCTCCAGCAACTACCCGGGAGCGGTGACCTACTTCGAGCAGCGCAAGGTCTTCGGCGGCTCGACGACACAGCCCCAGAACATCTGGACCACGCGCACCGGGTCGGAGGTCGACTTCAACTTCTCGGTGCCGCCGCGCGACGACGACAGCATCCAGTTCGAGATCGCCGCCCGCGACTATAACCAGATCATCCACCTGGTCCCTCTCCAAGACCTGATCGTCATGACCCAGGCGGGTGAGTGGCGCATCTCCTCCGGCGGCAACGCCCTGACGCCGGGCGGCTTCAGCGTGCGACCGCAGTCGTTCGTCGGCGCGGGCCCCGCCACGCCGATCACCACCGGCTCGAACCTGATCTTCGCCGACACGGCTGGCCACATCCGCGAGATGTCGTACCAGGACACCGCCGCCGGTTACCTGACCGGCGACCTGTCGCTGCGCGCACCGCACCTGTTCGACACCTACGAGATCGTCGACACCGCCCAGACCAAGTCGCCCTACCCGGTCCTCTGGTTCGTCAGCTCGAGCGGCAAGCTGCTGGGCCTGACCTACATCCCCGAGCAGCAGGTGTCGGGCTGGCACCAACACGACACCGACGGCGCGTTCGAGAGCATCGCGGCCGTGCGCGAGGGCACCGAGACGGCGCTCTACGCCATCATCCGGCGCACGATCAACGGTAGCTCGGTGCGCTACGTCGAGCGCATGCGCAGCAGGGCCTTCAGCGCAGCGGCCGACGCCTTCTTCGTGGACGCCGGTGTCTACTACAGCGGCTCGGCCATCAGCACGGTGACCTCGGGCCTCTCCCACCTCAACGGCAAGACCGTGTCGATCCTGGCAGACGGCGCTGTCTGCCCGCAGCAGACGGTCGTGGCGGGCGGCCTGCCAGAGGCGCTGCCCGCTGCCGCCTCCAAGATCATCATCGGCCTGCCCATCACCGCCGACCTGCAGACCCTGCCCTTCGCCGTCGAGATGCCGGGCGCGGGCCAGGGCCGACCGAAGAACGTCAACGAGGTGTGGCTGCGCGTCTACCGCAGCTCCGGCGTGTTTGCGGGCCCGAGCTTCACCAGCCTGACCGAGTACAAACAGCGCACCACCGAGGTGTACGGCGCGCCGCCCAACCTGACCACCGACGAGATCGCCATCAAGATCGGGCCGCAGTGGTCGACCAACGGGCAAATCTGCATCCGCCAGTCCGACCCCCTTCCCCTGACCGTGCTGTCGATCTCCGCGGAGACTGTCCTTGCCGGTTGAGGTGCGCTTCGCCCAGATCGCGGACGCCGACACCATCGAGCCGAACCTGCGAGGCTCCGACCGCGACGAGCTGGTCGCCGCCTCGGGGCCCGACGTGCTCGGCCAGCTGCGCGAGGCGGTCGAGCTGTCGCACGGTCGGCTGGGCCCGATGTCCTTTGTCGCGGAGCACCAAGGCGAGATCGTCGCGCTCTTCGGTTTCGTGCCAGCGGCGGCCCTGTCCAACACCGCCTACCCGTGGCTGGTCGGCACGCCCGGCCTGGGCCGTGTGCCCCGTATGTTAAACCGGCTTTCCCGCTCGTACTGTGCTGCCGTGCTGGCCGAATACCCCCTTCTGTTCAACCACGTCGACGCCCGCAACACGACGAGCATTTCCTGGCTGAAGAGGCTGGGGTTCAAGATCAGCGAAGCCCAACCCTTCGGTGTCGAAGGCCTCCCCTTCCACCGCTTTGAGATGCGAGGCCCCCTTGTGTAACCCCGCAGCCAGCATGGCCCTTCAGGGCGTAGGCGCGGCGACCTCGGCCATTGGTGCCTACGGCTCGGCCAAGTCCCAGAAGAGCGCGCTCGGGTTCCAGGCCCAGATGGCCGACATGAACGCGGAGCTGGCAGAGCGCCGCGCGCAGATCGCACTGGACCAGGGGGCCTATCAGGCACAAGAGATCGAGCGCAGCGGTGCCCGGCAGAAGGGCACGCAGCGCGCAGAGATGGGCGCGAGCGGCATCGCCCTCGGCAGCACCACCGCGCAGGCCATCGTGGTCGGCACTGACCTGGTCACCGCCGAGGACGCGCAGCAGGCGCGGATCAACGCCGTGCGCGCGGCCTGGGGCCAGCGCACGGAGGCGACCAACATGCGCAACGAGGGCCGCGCCGCCCGGGCCAACGCCAAGGGCATCAACCCGATGGGCGCAGCGGCGACCAGCCTTCTGGGCAGCGCCACGAGCATGGCGCAGAGCGCCTACAGCATGGGCATGTTCAAGGGCAACGGAGCCGTTATGAAGCCCTCGTCGGGCTCCGGTTTCCGTGGCGGCCGTGACCGGCCGATGTCCCGCTTCGGGGGCTACGGCGGCTGATGGCCAACCTTCGCATCGACGACCAACGTCGCGTCGCCCCGGGCCAAGCCCCGGGCCAGTTCGACGCGCCCGACGCCTCGCGCGGAGCGGAGTTCGCCTCGCGCCAGATGCAGCAGACGGGCCAGGCCCTGTCCCAGGCCGGGCAGGCCGTGGGCGCGATCTACCGCGCCGAGGTCGAGAAGCTCAACGAGACCCGGGTAAACGACGCGCTGAACCGCGTTGCCGTCGCCGCCCAAGAACAGCAGGCTGAGTGGTCGGGGCTGCGGGGCGAAGCGGCTATCGCTGTCGGCGAGAACCGCGAACCCCTAGACCAAGTGTACGGCGCACGTTTTGAGAAATCCGTCGGCGACATCGCGAGAGAGATGGGCCTGACGGGCGAGCAGCTCGAGATGTTTGCGCCGCGCGCCAGCACTTACACGACGCAGTACCGTGGCAGCATGCTCCAACACGCTTCCCGCGAACGGGAGAGCTACGAGGCCGAGGTCGCGGTCACGAGGCAGGCCATCGGGCAGCAGGCCATCCTCGGTAACCCCGGGGACGAGACCGTCACGGGCCCGGCCCGCCGCGACATCCGCGATGCGGTGATCTCGGATCGCCGCAGAAAAGGTCTGTCGACGGAGGGCGACGAACTGGCCGTGCTGGACGTCACCGGCAAAGCCTACCTCGACGCGATCATCGCGACGGAGGACGAAGACTTCGAGGGGGCGCAACAGCTCTTTGATCGCTACCGAGGCTTCATGACGCCAGCGCAGCAGAACGCGGCGCAGAACACTCTTTCGGTCGGGATTGCCTACAACGAGGCCGAGGCGTATGTCGCCGCTGCCCGGCAGGGTGTGGCCCCGCCCCCCGGCCAGCCCGGCAGCGAGTTCCAACACCCAGCCCCGGGCGCGGATGTTTCCTCCCGGATGGGCATGCGCATACACCCCATCACGGGTGCCCGCACGATGCACGGCGGTACCGATTTTGCCGCCCCCCTCGGGTCGCCTGCCCGCGGCATGATGGGCGGTCGCGTGCTCGAAGTGAGCTATGACGAGCTGAACGGCAACATCGTGCGGATCGACCACGGCAACGGCCTCATCGGCAGCTATGCGCACTTGCAGGGCGCTGACGTGCGCGAAGGGCAAGACATCACCGCGGGCCAGAACATCGGCCGCGTCGGCTCTACCGGCCGCAGCACGGGCCCCCACCTGCACGTCACTATGCGCAGGAACGGCGAGCTGGTCGACCCCGAGACGCTGATCGGCGAAAGCGCGCAGCAGGCCGAGGGGCAGGCTGCCGCGGGCCGCCCGACCCGCGCCCAGATGGAGGCCGATGCCCGGCAACGCTTCAGCAACAACCGCGTCCAGCGGGAGGCCGCTTTGTCCGCCATTTCGCGCGTCTACGGCGAAGAGGATAGAGCCAAACGCGAGGCCGAACAGGCGGCGCTCGACGCTGCCTACCAACACATTGAGCAGACCAGCACCATGCCGACGCCCGCGATGCTGGCCGCGCTTCCGCCGGGCCGCCTCAACGGCGTGCAGGGCTACCTCGACGCTCGCCTCGCGCGCCTTGCGGACCCCGTGATGCGCAGCGACCCGGCTGTGCGCCTGCGGCTCGCGGCGATGACTTCCGATCAACTAGCGCGGCTGGCCCGCCAGTCGCCGCAAGAGATCGAGGCCGAGTTCGGCCCCTACCTATCCACCTCCGATCTGGAGAGCCTCATAGGTCAGTCCACCCGGGCCAGCGAGGCCCAAAAGCAAGCAGCCCGCGCCGCGACCGTGGTCCCGCACGCGGAGTACACCCGCGCTTTCGCTTCCGTGACTGACATCATGGGGATCGACCGTACTCCTTCCGGCCCCGGCGCGCTTGAAGACCGCCAACAGCTGGAGGTGTTGGACCAAGGCGTGCGCGAGTGGGTCGTTTCGCGGCAGGTCGCCGCGGGCCGTCAGCTCGACGAGAACGAAATCAGGCAAGAAATCCAATCCCGCCTCGCCCGTCTGGCGGCGGGCAACCGCAGGACGTCGACGGGCTACGACAGCATGCGCCAGGCCGACCGCGAAGCGGCCCGCCAGCGGTTGATTATTCTCGGCATGCCGCGTGGCGACATCGACGAGACGGCCATCTACCGCGAACACGTTCGTGTCCGCGTGACCCAGGGAAACTAGGACACAATGTCTTTCCAAGAGCCAGAAGACAACATCTTCGACGAGTTGATCCCTGGGCGGCGCAGGCTCCAACGCTCCCTGGAAACGGCGTCGACCCTGAACCCAGACACCGTCGCCTCCGACCGCCGGGAGGCGGCGCGCCGTGGCATGCCCGTCGACACCTACGCCACCGCGCGCCAACAGAATGTGCCGCTGCCCCCGGCCAACTGGCAAGACCTGCCGGATCAGTTCCCTGAGATCACGGCGTTCCTGTCCCGCCCCGAGAACGCCGCCGTCGCGCATGATGACCTCCCGGCGTTGACCGGCATCGAGCGCACTTTGACCTTCACCGGCGACCTGGGTCGGCGTCTGGCTGGCAGCGGCGGGATGCTGGGCAGTGCTATCGCCGGGATTAGCCGGGGCGGGCAGCGTCTCGCCGACCGGCTCGGCTACGCCGACGACAGCACGACGCAACGCCTGTTCGAGGGTGGCGTCGATCTCGGTGCCCGGATAGAAATCGGCGCGCGCAACATTGCGGGCACGCTGAACCCGAGAGAGCGCGCCCTGTACGGGGCCCAGAATAACCTCCTTCCCCAAGCCCGGGACACCGGCTTCACTGGCGACGTGGTCGACGCGCTTGGCCAAATCGCCACGCAGATCGGCGTTAACATAGTCACCGGCGGCACGGGCTCGGCGATCACCATGACGGGCCAAGGCGTCCGCGGCATGGACGTGCGCGTCGAAGAGGCTATGGCGCGGGACGGGCGCACCGACTACACCGTGGCGGACGACATCGCTCTCGGCGGTGGCGGCGCGCTGACCCTGATTACAGAAAAGCTCGGCCTTGACGCTGTGCTGGGCCGCCTGCCTCCTGCGTTGAGAGCGCAGGTCCAAGGCCGCCTCGCGAACATTCTGGTTGGCGGCATCGGTGAAGGCACCACCGAAGTGGCAGACACGGTCGGCCAAAACCTGCTGGCGGCGGCCTTGCTCGGGGAAGACGTATCGCCGGGCCAAGGCGCTGCGGAGGCGGGCGCTGTCGGAGGCACCGCCGGTGCCATCGCTGCCCTGACCGTTGACCTGCTCACCCCGGGCAGGCGCAGAAGCCAAGCCCGCATGGAGGCAGACGCCGCCAGCGCAGAGCAAGCCGCCCAGACCTTCCAAGACCTGACCGACCTGTCCGCCGCGTCGCGTCTGCGCGAGCGCGACCCGCAGACCTTCCAGCAGTTCGTCGAGCAGATGACCGAGAACGGTCCCGCCGAGAACATCTACGTCGACGCCCAGACCTTCGCCCAAAGCCTGAACGACGCCGGTGTGTCCATCGAAGAGGTGACCGCCGCGATCCCGTCGTTGGCCGACCAGCTGCCCAACGCCATCGCCACCGGCGGCGACGTGCGCATCACCACCGGCGAGTTCGCAGCGCACCTCGCCACGACCGACGCCACGGCGGCTCTGCTGCCCCACATGCGGATCAGCCCTTCCGCCATGAGCCAGGCCCAGGCCAAGGAGTTCATGGCCACGCGCGGCGAGGCGCTGCAGGCCGAGGTCGAGGCCGCGGTCGCCCAGGCCACCGCCACCGAGGAGCTGCGCGCTGGCCGCGAGCGCCTGCAGACCCGCATCACCGAAGAGCTGAACGCCGCCGGTCGTTTCACCAAGGACGTGAACGCTGCCTACGCGACCCTGCCCGCCACCTTCTACGACGTCATGGCCGCGCGCACCGGCAAGACGGCCGAGCAGCTGGCTGAGAAGTACCAGCTGCGCTACGCCGCCGAGCTGCCCACCAGCACCGGCCGCCGGGTCATGGAGCAGGAAGACACGGTCGACCTGATCCACTACAGCAGCACCTCGGGGCTGATGATGTCCGACCCCTCGCGCTGGGGCGCGACGGGCGTGACGCAGGACGCCGAGCGCGAGCGCCGCGCCGCCGGTGCGCCGGGCCGCACCTATTTCGGCGTGCGTGGTGTATACAACGGCGAGCCCGGCACGGGCATCCGCAACCGCTCCTTCCGCTACCAGGCCCGCGTCCCCGCCTCAAAGCTCTACGACTTCGACGCTGACCCGCAGAACCTGAAGCCCACCGAGGGCACGCCCAACGAGATCGCCACCGCCTACGAGAAGGCGATCCAGGCCGCAGGCTTCAGCGGCTACCGCAGCGACGCCGTGATCCCCGGCGCAGTCGCGCTGTTCGATGCCGTCGACATGGAACCGGAGGGGCCCGTTCGCACCGCGCAAGACGCACAGCGGCTGGCGGCGCGCATGCGCGAGCTGGCGCAACAGGATCGCCTGGCGCGGCTCGCAGCGCGCACCGATCCCAACGAGAGCATCGCGACCCGCCCCGCGGAAGACTTCCGCGAGCAGGCGGCAGCGGAGCTGTTCGGCTCGAGCTTCGCCCAGAGCGCCTCTCTGCGCGACGGTCGCGAGACGCTGCAGAAGTACGGGCTGAACCCGAACAAACGCTACAGCACCCGCCAGGTCGCCGCTGCGCTCGAGGCGCGGCAGCGGGCCAAGTACGGGTCGATCTCGGCCAAGGACCGGAGCCCCGAAGCCGCGAAGAAGATCGCGAAGTGGATGGCCGAGGAGGTGCAGTTCGAGCTGCAGAACCCGGAGCAATCCGGTGTGGGCTGGTACTCGACCAAGTTCCAGGCCGCGCTCGACATCTTCGCGCAAGAGTTCCCAGAGCTGGCCACGGACAAGGACGCCCGCGACACCTTCACCGCGCTGATCGCCATCACGTCCGACGGCCAGAAGGTCGTGCCGAACTTCCAGCAGGCCGCTGGCATCTACCGGGCCTTCAAGACCGACGGCCGTTTCGTCGCCGACCGAGGCACCCAGCGCCAGGCCAGCGTCGACCAGAACCTGGCCAAGGTGCAGGAGCTGCACGACACGCTCGGCCCGGCAGGCATGCGCGAGACGCTGCTGCAAGAGCTGACGGTGTCGGACCTGAAGAAGAAGGCCGCGGCGCTCGGTGTTGAGTTCTCCACCAGCTACAAGGCCGACGTCAAGCTGCCGCTGGCCGCCGTCATCTTCGGCCCGAAGCTCGGGGCCTTCTACGCCAACCTGATGGGCGCGGACGGCTACCTGACGATGGACCGCTGGTGGTCGCGCACCTTCAACCGCTACCGAGGCACCCTGCTGCAGAAGCCGACCGCGCAGGGCATGGCCCGCTTCCGCGAGCTGCTGGGCCAACCGAACCTGTCGGACGACGAGACCCTGGCCGCGGCGGTCGGGCCTCGCAACGCCTACGCGGCGCGCGGCTACAAGAACCCCTCCGAGATCGAGGCCGCAGCGAACACGCTTTACAAGGCCGCCTTCGAGAACATCGAGGACAAGCCCTTCAACGCCTCCGACCGCAGTTTCATGCTGGACACGGTCGCCCAGGCGCGGGCTACGCTCAAGCGCCAAGGCGTTGAGATCAGTGTGGCGGACATTCAGGCCGTCCTGTGGTACTATGAGAAGCGCCTGTACGGAGAGCTGGGCGCTCGTCAAACAGCGGATGTGAGTTATGAAGAAGCAGCCCAACGTGTCGTCGCTGAAGGAACCGCGGATGTTGGAGCCCTCGGACCCGATCTGGGAGGCGACTGGGAAGCTGCCGCTGAACAGTCTGATCCCGGCGCTCTCGCCTACAACCAAGGCCCCGTCGCCCGCAGCGTAGACGCCTACTTCTCCCTGGAGAACATCGGCTCGCTGCTGGAGAAAGACGACTGGACGATCCTCACGGCAGAGAACCCGATGGGCCAGCAGGCCACGCCGGAGGAGAACGCCAAGGCCCAGGCCAAGCTGGTCGCTGACCTCGACGCGCTGGGCGTCGACTACCAGCCGTCGATTGGCCGCTACGGCCAGATCGAGAACTCGTTCGTGGTCGTCGGGATCACCGAGAAGCAAGCCCGCGATCTGGGCGCGAAGTACGATCAGGACAGCGTGCTGACCCGCAAGGGTCTGATCTACCAGGACGGGCGGGTCGACGCCGCCGTCGGCCTCACGGTCCACGACACCCGCCCCGAGGACTACTTCACCGAGGTGCCCGGCACCGGCGCGCTGTTCACGGTGGACCTGGACTTCGGCGAACAGACCGAAACCTTCAACCAGTCCGACCCCTTCTACTCGGCGCTCGAACGCGCTGTGGCTGGCAGCCCCCTGACCAAAGCGCCAGCGGCGCAGTGGATGGCGACGCTCTCCAAGACGCCCGGCGTCAAGAAGGAAGAGATCGAGATCACGGGGCTGAACGACTGGCTTGATGCGCTGGCCGATCCAGACCCGCTCGCGCAGACTTTCGCGCTCGAAGCTGGCCAGGTCGATGCAAAGGGCAACGTCTCGAAGGAGACGGTGCTCGCCTTCGTGCAGTCCGGCGGGGTGCGGCTGGAGGAGACGGTTCTTGGTGAGCCTGATCCCGACGCGGACGCCGAGATCGACCGGCTGGTCGAGAAAAGCCAGCAGCGCGTGCGCGAGGAGGCTATGGCCAACCCCGCTTATGGCGCAACCGAGAGCCGCGATGGAAGCGGCTGGACGATATACAACCGCGCCAACTACATAGAGTGGAGCGAGCGGTTCCAAACCGAGGCCGAGGCCGAGGCGTTTGCGGAGCGGGCGAACCGCCTCCAGCTCGAAGAACGTCTCGCCGAGAACGAGGGCTATGCCCGCCGGACCTACGTCGAGGACGCAAGGAACAGGAACCCGCTCGGCACCCGGTTTACCGACTACACCATCAAGGGCGCGGTCCCCGGATCGCAGCGCGAGTTTCTCGTGCGCCTGCCCGTCTTCAAGGGTAACACATTCGACAGCTCGGAACATCACTTCGAGGGCATAAACGACATCATTGGACACTTCCGCGCGTCCGAACACGCCGCCGCGAACGGTAAGAAAACGATGGTGCTGGACGAGGTCCAGTCGACCCACCACGCGATGGGCGAGGCCGACGGCTACGCGATCTCTGCCGACCCGGCGACGCTGGCTGCGCTTCAGGAAGCCTACAACGCCGCGTTGGAGGCGCAGCGCGCCTCGTGGCCGCCGACGGTGGACGCCGCGCTCCGGGCGCTTGGGCAGCATCTGGAGCGGTATCGGGGGAACCCCGGCGTCGAGGAGGCGACCCAGCGCACCCTCGACGATCTCAATGACCGCAACAACCGCAACCCGTCGTCGGCCGCGATCTACGCCTACAACGTCCTGAACGCCCACAGCTCGCTGCTCGACGACGAGGCGCGCGTGGCGATGAACGCCTATAGCAATGCCCGCCTGCGCACCACCGAGGCGGCGGGCGCGTTGCTCGCGGCCCAAGGCCAAGGCGTTGCCGACGCCCCTTGGAAGAAGAGCTGGGACGCCCTGCTGATGAAGCGGGCTATCCGCTACGCTGTGGACAACGGCTTCGAGCAGATCGCCTGGATCAACGGCAACCAGCAGAACGGCGGGCTGACCGGCGGCGACGGCTCGTGGTTCTACGAGCGCAACCTGGTCAACGTGACCAACGACATCGTCAAGAAGTTCGGCACCAAGGTCGGCAAGGTGGATATGATCCGCAACGAGCCGGGCTCGCCTCGTCGCGACCTGATGGAGTTCGTCGCGGAAGTCGACGCCCGAGGAGAAAACTCGGGCTACGGCACCCTCGCGGAGTTCCAACGCCCCGCCAACAAGCTCGGCATCCAGAACGGCTTCGAGATCACGCCGCAACTGGCCGAGGCTGCCCGCAAGGGCTTCGCCCTGTTCCAACCGAACCGTGGCCAGATCGCCTTCGGCCAGGACATCACCCAGACCCCGTCGGTCATCAGCCTGCTGCGCGCCGCCGACCTCTCGACCTTCATCCACGAAACCGGGCACTTCTTCCTCGAAGCCACGGCCGACATGGCCAACGCCACCGACGCCCCGGCCGACATCGTCGCCGACATGGCCACCGTCCTGAACTGGATGCGGCCGGGCATGACGCTCGCCGACTGGAACGTCATGTCGCTCGAAGAGCGCAGGCCCTTCCACGAGAAGTGGGCGCGCGGCTTCGAGGCCTACCACTTCGGGGGGCGCAGCCCCAGCCTCGCCCTGCGCGACGTGTTCCGCCGCTTCTCGGCCTGGCTCAAGAACGTCTACAAATCCCTGACCGCCCTCGACGTCGAGCTGACCGACGAGGTCCGTCAGGTCATGGACCGGATGCTGGCCACCGAGGCCGAGATCACCGAGATGGAACAGGCCCGTGGCCTGACGCCAGCCTTCACCAACAAGCCCGAGTTCGCCAGCGACGACGAGTGGGAAGAGTACCAGCGGCTGGCAGGCGACGCCACGGCCGAAGCCATCGAGCAGCTCGAGCAGCGCAGCGCGCGTGACATGCGCTGGGCCTCCGGTGCCAAGGACCGCTACCTGCGGTCGCTGCAGCGCGAAGGCGAAGAGCAGCGCAAGGCTGTCCGCGCCGAGGTCACCGCCGAAGTCATGGCCGAGCCCGTCAACCGGGCCCGCGCTTTCCTGCGCCGCGGCCTGGGCGAGAACGGCGAGCCGGTCGAAGGTGCAGCGAAGCTGGACCTGGCCACCCTCAAGTCGCTCTACGGCGACGAGGGCACCTGGACCGGCCTGCGCCGTGGCGGCAAGTACGGGGAGGTCAGCACCGACGGCCTGCACCCCGACGCCGTCGCCAGCATGTTCGGCTACACCAACGGCCAGGCCCTGATCGAAGACATGGTCAACGGCGAAGACAGCGCCGACAAGATCAAGGGCCTGACCGACCAGCGCATGCTCGAGCGTTACGGCGACCTGTCCGACGCGCAGTCCATCGAGCGCGCCGCCAACGAGGCCGTCGCCAACGAGGCCCGGGCCAAGTTCGTCGCCGCCGAGATGGCGATGGCCGACAAGGCCATCGGCAAGAAGTCGATCCTGAACAGCGCCGCCAAGGAGTTCGCGGCCTCGGTCGTCAACCGGCTCGAGCTGAAGCGTCTGCGCCCGGCGCAGTACCTCGCCGCCCAAGGCCGCGCCGCCAAGGCCGCCGAGAAGGCGCTCAAGGGCGACGACCTGCCCGGCTTCGCCACGGCCAAACGCAACCAGCTCGTCAACCTGCACACCGGCCGCGCAGTCCAGCAGGCGCAGAAAGACGTCGAGAAGACGATGCGGTTGTTCACGCGGATCGTGAGCGCCAAGGACGACAGCATCTCGAAGTCGCGCAACATGGACCTGGTCAACGCCGCACGCGCGGTGCTGTCCTCCTACGGCGTCGGCCGCGTCAAGAACGACCCGGCGGGCTACATGCGCGCCCTGTCGCAGTACGACCCGACGCTCTACGCCGACATCGAGCCCTTCGTGAACGGTGCCAGGGGCGACGCCAAGCCCATCGTCGACCTGACCTACGAACAGTTCACCGCGCTGCGCGACACCGTCAACCAGCTCTGGGCTCTGTCGCGCCGCACCAAACAGATCGAGATCGACGGCAAGCTCATGGACCGCGAAGTGGTCACCACCGAGCTGGGCCTGCGCCTCGACGAGATCGGCATCCCCGCCCAGGCTGGCGTCGACCGCGCGCCGACGGATCGCGACAACCGCGTCCGTGACCTGCTCGGCGCTCGCGCCGCGCTGCGCCGCGTGGAGAGCTGGGCCCGGGGTACGGACGGTGCGAACTCGGGGCCGTTCCGCAAATATATCTGGAACCCGATCTCGGTCGCCGCCGACGCCTACCGCGCCGAGAGCGGCGTCTACATCCGCCGCTTCCGCGAGCTGCTCGACGGCATGCGCGACGAGCTGAAGCCGGTCGACATCAAGGCCCCCGAGATCGGCTACACCTTCGGCGGCAAGTCCGAACTGTTCCATGCCCTGCTGCACACCGGCAACGGCTCGAACAAGTCCAAGCTCCTGCTCGGCAGGAACTGGGGCAAGAAGAACGCTGACGGCTCGCTCGACGACACCCGCTGGCAGTCGTTCGTCGACCGCCTGCACACCGAGGGCGTGCTGACCCAGAAGGACTGGACCTTTGTCCAAGCCGTGTGGGACTTGCTCGAAGAGACCAAGCCCGGCGCGCAGAAAGCTCACCGCGCAATCTACGGCCGGTACTTCGACGAGGTCAGCGCCGACCCGGTCGACACCCCTTTCGGCCAGCTGCGCGGCGGCTACGTCCCTGCGATGACGGACGGCTTCCTGGTTCAGGACGCCGCTCTGCGCGCCGAGCAGGAGGCCATCGAAGGGGGCGACAGCGCCATGTTCCCGGCGGCCTCGAACGGCTTCACCAAGTCGCGCGTCGAGGACTACACCCGCGAGCTGGCGCTGGACCTGCGCCTGCTGCCGATGCACATCGACAAGGTGCTGAAGTTCACGCACCTGGGCCCGCCCGTCCGCGACGTCGCCCGCATCCTGAAAGACCGGGGCTTCTCCCAGAAGCTGCAGGCCTACGACCCGACGGCCCAGACCGACCTGCTGCTGCCTTGGCTGCAGCGCGCCGCCAAGCAGCTGGTCGAGACCCCGTCCAAGGGCCGCGCCGGTAAGGCAGCCGACCGCTTCTTCAGCGCCGTGCGCAGCCGCGTCGGCATGCAACTGATGTTCGCCAACGTCGTGAACACGGCGCAGCAGGTCACCGGCTTCTCGAACGTGCTGCTGCGTGTCGACGCCCCGATCCTGGGCGACGCTCTGTGGCGCTACGTCCGCGACCCCAAGGGCGTCGCCGAAGCCGCCGCCAGCCAGTCGGTCTTCCTGGCCAACCGCATGTCCTCGGACATCTTCGAGGCGCGCCAGACCATCGCGCAACTCACCAAGCTGGACCCGTCGAAGACGGACGAGGCCGTGGCCTTCCTGCAGCGCAACGCCTACTTCATGCAGTCGGCGCTGCAGAACGTCATGGACGTCATCAGCTGGACCGCGGCCTTCAACCAGGCCTCGGGAAAGGGCGAGAGCGACCGCGACGCCGCGCGCTTCGCCGACAGCGTGATCCGCGAGACCCAGGGCACGATGGCCCCGGAGGATGTCTCGCGCTTCGAGACGGGCCCGGCGTTCATCCGCGTCTTCACGCAGTTCGCTGGCTACTTCAACATGATGGCGAACCTGAACGCCACCGAGGTGCAGCTGGTCGCCCGTGACGCCGGTCTCAAGAAGGGCATGGGCCGCCTGTTCTACGTCTACCTGATGGGCTTCGCGGTCCCCGCCCTGCTCGGCGACGCCATCGCCAAGGCGCTGCGCGGCGGGTGGGAAGACGAAGAGGGCGACGGCTATCTCGACGACCTGTTCGCTTGGTTCTTCTCGTCGCAGGCCAAGTTCGCTCTGGCCGCCGTGCCGGTCGTGGGCCAGGCCGCCAACGCCGCGCTGGGCGCGTTCACGAAGCTGCCCTACGACGACCGCATCTCGATGTCGCCCGCGGTGTCGGTGATCGAGAGCGGCCTGGGCACCCCGGCCGAGGTCTACCAGAGCTTGGTCGACGGCGAGAGCTTCAACCGCGCCGACACGCGCGACGCCCTGAACCTGCTCGGCGTCCTGACCGGCACGCCCATCGGCGCGCTGGCCAAGCCCCTGGGCTACGGCGTCGGCGTCGCGCAAGGCGACATCGAGCCGACCGGCCCGCTGGACGCAGCGCGCGGCGTCATCACCGGAGCGCCCTCGCCAGAGAGCAGGATGCAGTGACCTTTTCGGTATGTCTAAGGCCCGGCCTCGCCTCTAGGATCGCGCCCGTCCTTCGGAGCTTTTAATCTTGGCCATATCCTCGAGCACCCGCAAGGCCGGGCCGTTTCTCGGCAATGACGCGACGACGGTTTTCCCGTTCGCGTTCAAGGTCTTCACCGCCGCCGATCTGCGCGTCGTCCGCACCAACGCCCTCGGGATCGAGAGCGACCTGGTGCTCGACACCGACTACACGGTCGCGCTCAACTCGAACCAAAACAACGATCCCGGCGGCACGGTGACGCGCACCACGGCTCTGCCGACCGGCGAGAGGCTGACAATCACCTCCGATGTTGAGGCGCTCCAACCCCTGGTGCTGACGAACAACGGCGGCTTCTACCCAAGCGTCATCAACGACGCCTTCGACAAGATCACCATCATCGCGCAGCAGCTGATCGAACAGGTCGGCCGCTCGTTGAAGCTGCCGATCAGCTCTTCCGCCAGCCCCACCCTCCCCGACCCTGTGGCCAATCAGCTCATCGCGTGGAACAGTGGCGCGACCGGGTTTACCAACTTCGACCCCACGGACCTCGCCACCGTCGCCGCCTACGCCGACGCCTACATCGACTTGTTCACAGGCAACGGAACGCAGACCAACTTCACTTTGACCCACGGCCCGGCCGTGCTGGCCAACTTGTCTGTGTCGATCAGCGGCGTGGTCCAGGTCGGCGGCGAAGACTTTACTTGGGTCGGCACCACGCTCACCTTCGCGGTCGCGCCCCCGACCGGCACGCGCATCCAGGTGCGCTACACCCGCGCCATTCCGATCATAGACGTGGCCGCCGTGGAGCTGGCCCGCGATCTGGCGCAAGGCTACGCCTCCGACGCCGCCGGTGTCTCCGGCGTCAACGTGCCCTCCTACGCCTCGCGCGCATCTCTCGCCGGGGCCACGGTCGCGGCGGCCATCAAGCAAATCGCCACGCGGGGTTATGCCGCCGAGAGCGACGGTGGCGGCGCAACCTACGCCCGCACATCCTACGCGACGATTGTTTCCGCGGGCTACCCAGCGGCGTCCTACCAACGCTCGACCGACCGCATTATGCCAGACGGCTCCACGGACGCCACCAACGGCGGTTATTGGTTGATCGTAGAGCCGGTCACGCGCCCCGAAATGTTCGGGCCAATGACCACGACGACCGAGACGACGGCCGCGATGAAGGCTGCGGTCCACTTCATGGCGTTGACCAAGCGGCCCTTGGTTCTGCGCGGCTCGTACGACGTTAACGGAGAAATCGCCCCGAACATTACGATGGCAAACGCGGCCTACAATCTCCGGTTTGAAGGTGATGTGACGATCACCTACGACGCGTCGGCGGCGGCGACCGAATACTTCCTCGGCGTGTTCAGCACGGCGGCGACCAAGAACTACATCGGCCAGACAGGCGGCTCCCTGACCATCGTGGCCAACAGTAAAATACAGCGCGCCCTCTCGCTCGGTTGTGCCTCCGGCTCGTCGGCGATTGCCGGTGAGTGCCATGTGCGGGGTGTGCGGGTCACGAACGTCTACGGGCCCGCTGGGTCCAACGGGGTCGCCTACGCCATCGACATCTCGGGCCCATTCGCCCGGTACTCCCTGGACGATCTGGCGACGGACGGGGCGACGCGCGACGCCAGCCTGGACGCAACGGGCGATTGCAAAGGTCTGCGGGTTTCGCAGGCGCGCGTGGCTGTCGAGGTCACAAACTCGTCCTTCCTCAACGTCCAGAACGCCCTCCAAGATGCAGACGGAGCCGCGATCTTCGGCCCGCTGGGCGGAGGCGGGGTGCCCGTCGGGCCGCTCGCTCGCTTTGTCAACTGCACCTTCACAGGCAACAGGGGCCGCAGCTGCAAGACCCAGACGCGGCGTACGGAAGCCATCAACTGCGTGTTCGACCGGGGTGGCGTCGGAACAATCTCGGGCGGTCTGGAGATCGACGCGCAGTGCGGCGAGCTTTACGTTGAAAACTGCCGCATCAACATCGACGTGGCGGTTGGGGCCAGCTACTCCGTATTCGCTTCGCAGCTGACCAACCCTGACACCGCGCGCTTCACCACCATCCGCGACGTCGAGGTCCGCACGACGGTCGATTTCCCGAGGTTCTTCCTCACAGTCCTGGGTGCCAACTCGCCCAGCTCGACAGTCCTCATCGACAACGTCCGCGTCCTCGGCGTAGACGGTTTGGTGACGACGGCTCTGTCCCGGTCTTTTGTCGAGTTCCAGGCCGACCAAGTCAAGCTGGCGAGCACCAAACTCTCGATCACCGTGGCAAACTGTACTGTCCAGACCAACCTGATGCTGATCGGGTACACAGGCCACGACGGCACGGACCTTTCAGCAAAGCTCGCCATCCACGCCTACAACAACAAAAACACGCTGACGGTTGTCAGCAACAACCGAGTGTTCAACCAGTTGTCGGGCACGACGATTGCCAAGCTGACCGACTATACGTTCCGCGAGAACGAAAACTTCTACACGCATTTCGTAAACTGGGACATCAGCTTCGCGACGATCAAGCCGGGCAACGATTTCGTGGTGGAGCTGGCGGGGGCGACGGTTACTAGCGGCCCGAGCGGTCTGCCGGTGACGGGCTACGCGCGCATCGTCACGGGCACGGGGGAGCAGACGTTATGGAACGAGCTGCCGCGCGAAATCATCGTGGAAAACTACGGCCGCCACTTCTACACGCAAACCGGCACTTGGGTCGAGCTGGCCGACCGCGCCATGCTGGAAGGCACCGCGACCTTCGACGCCGCCTCTCTCGCCCTCGGTGGGTCTGGCGCGATCCAAACGCTGACCGTGACGGGCGCGGCTTTGGGCGACCTGACCCAAGCCTCTTTGTCCGTCGACCTGGCCGGTGTCGTCATCCACTCGTGGGTGAGCGCCGCCAACACCGTGAAGTATTTCGCCCACAACCTCGGGGGAGCCGACCCGGTTGATCTTGCGTCGGCCACCGCAAAAATACGGGTAGTCAAGTAGATGACCCTCCACTCTGACGCCCGCAAACTGAACTGGGCCATGATCGGCGTCATACTGACGCTTGGCCTCCAGATCGCCGTGCTCATCTTTTGGGGCGGCGGCATCAACCAGCGCGTGGCCAGCCTCGAGCGCATCGTCGGCCCTCTCGCCGACGGGACGCTGGCGCGCCTGGACGAGCGCACCCAGGCCATGAAGGAACAGCTAGACCGGATCGAGAAGAAGGAGGGAGAATGACCGACAACCAAGACCCCCTCCCCGAACCCTCGTTCCACTGGCGTCGCTGGGTCACCATCGGCTACGTCGTGTCGACCACGATCCTGCTGGTCGGCATCATCTGGAAGCTCAGCGAGGGTGGGCCGCTGCGCGACGTGGCCCTGGCCCTGATCGGTTCGCAGGCCTTCTTCGCCCTCCTCTACATGGGCGGCGCGTCGGCCGCCGACCTCGCCCGCATCGTCGCAAGCTGGAAAAAGCCATGAGCAACGTCTTCGGTTCCCGGTCCCTCTCCCGCCTGAAAGGCGTTCACCCTGACCTGGTCAAGGTCGCCCACCTGGCCCTGTCCTACAGCCCCCTCGACTTCATGATCACCGAGGGTCTGCGGACCCGCGCCCGGCAGCAGGAGCTGTTCAACGAAGGTGCGTCCAAGACCCTGAACAGCCGCCACATCACGGGCCATGCGGTCGATGTCGCGGCCCTGGTCGGCGGCAAAGTGCGCTGGGACTGGCCCCTCTACCCGCGCATCGCGGAGGCTTTCAAGCGGGCGTCCAAGGAACTGAACGTGCCGATCATCTGGGGCGGCGACTGGAAGAGCCTGCGCGACGGTCCCCACTTCGAGCTGGACCGGAGGCGCTACCCATGAAGAACCCCTTCCCCCTCCGCACCTGGCTGATCCTGGCGGCCGTTGTCGTCGCCGTGCTGTCCCTGCTCTCGTGGCGCGGGGCATGCACCTCTGCGGACCAGGCCAAGGACCAAGCCACCATCGCCGACGCGCGCACCGCGACGGCAAGCGAGACCTTTGAGATCACCGTCAACAACGCGGCGGCCGACGCCGCCACCCGGACCCAGGTACAGGAGGCCCAAGATGCGGTACGCCAAGCTGATCCTGCTGACCGCGAGCGCGTTGCTCGCTACCAGCTGTGCAAGCTCCAGGGTATCAGCGCCTGCTGAAGGCTGCTCGGTCTTCGGCGAGGCCATCTTGGGCAACGTCGTCGGCCACGCTACCCTCGCCGACAGCGGCGTGCCGCTGGACGACTGGCGCAACTACGCCCTCGACGAGACCGGCCGCCTCACGCAGTCGGAGCGCGACAAGAAGGACGGCCTCGCCGTCATCAAGCTGTGCGAGGCGCGAGACCAGCGTGCCTACCGTGCCGTCAACGCCCCTTGGTATGCCTTCTGGGCCCGCTGAAAGAACGAGACCATGACCACCTTCGTCCCTCAGTCCCTGCTCGCCGAGGACTACCCGACCGCCGCTGAAGTCCTGGCGCTGGCCAACATCATCTGCCCCATCGGAACGGTGATCGACTACGCAGGCACCGCCGAACCGGCTGTCGTGCAGGGCGTGACGTGGGTCTTCCCTTACGGGCAAGCGGTCAGCCGCTCGACCTACGCCACGCTGTTTGCCCGCCTCGGGACCACTTACGGTTCGGGGGACAGCACGACGACCTTCAACCTGCCCGACTACCGGGGCCGACCAGGCGCTGGCCGGGACGACATGGGGGGCACCTCGGCCAACCGCCTGACCGCCGCGGTGTCGGGTATCGACGGTGACGTGCTCGGCGCTTCGGGCGGTGACGAGCGGCTGCACGCACACACGCACACGGTCACCGACCCGGGCCACACCCACCTAATCTCGCCGCCCTCGTCGAGCGACGTCACCAGTTCGGGCTCGACCGCGACAGGTGCCGGCGGCGGTGAAACCGTCACGTCGTACAACAGCGGCTCGGCCACCACGGGTATCACCCTGGCCGACACGGGCGCAGGCGCGAGCCAGAACGTGCAGCCGACGATCATCGTGAACAAACTGATCCGGGTGCTCTAAAGCAAAAAGCTCCGGCCGCTGGGAAGGACAAGTAACCAGCGGCCGGAGCTTTGGGCGTGACACGCGCTTGATCGCGCGCCACTCATCCCACGGCCCCGTCTCCCGGGAGGCTGTGAGGTCAGCGGCTAACCTAACACAGATCGGTGCTAGATCAAACCCAAAGCTGACAGATAGAGATCGAGGATCGCCTCTTCCTCTTGGCGCTTGGCCTTGTCCATCTTGCTGATGCGAAGCACCTTGCGCAGGGTCTTCACGTCATAGCCCTCGCCCTTGGCCTCGGCGAAGACCTCCTTCATGTCGGCCATCACGGCGGCCTTGTCCTCGTCGAGACGCTCGAGGCGCTCAATGATGCCGCGCAGGCGGCCCTGCGCGTTGTCGTTCAGCACGTCGGGGCTGGCGTCGAAGTATGCGTCGTCGGTCATGTGTTCCTCTTCATGGCGTCGAGCATGATCTGCTGGACGCTCCTCTTGGTGTTGAGCCGCTCTAGTTTCAGTTCGTCCACAGTCCCCGCGGCGACAAGGTAGTGGACGAATACGCGCCGGTTCTTTCCGGCCTGCTGTTGGCGCATGGGGCCCACGCGCTCGATGATCTGGTCGTGCTCTTCGAGGTTCCAATCGAGCGAGAAGAACGCCAGCTCGTGGCTGTGCTCCTGCAGCCCGTCTACCCCGTGGCCCAGAGAGGCCGGGTGCGCAAACCAAACTCGGCCCTCGCCTGCCTTAGCGCGGCGCAAGCCAACTGGCGTCGACAGGTCGATGCCGTTGGGGAAGGTGCGCTGGAGCCGTTCGAGATCGTGCCGCCAGTTGTAGGCGACAAGCACGGGAGCACCGGCCGCTTCCTCGATGATGCTCCCCAGGGCCACCAGCTTGACGTCATGAACCTCATGCCACTTCCTTTCTTCCTCGTTGTCGTAAACCGCGCCCGACGCCAGCTGCCCGCATTTGCCCGTGCGCGCCGCGGCGTTCGCCGCCTCGATGCCGACCGCCTTGATCTCGGTCCACATCTTGCGCTCCATCTCGCGGTACTGCGCCCGGGCCTTAGCTGGCAGCTCGACGTAAATCACGTTCTTGACGTGATCCTCCACGTCGACCTCGGTGGTCAGGCAGATGTCGCGGATCGCCGTCTCGATCTGCTCCTGCGCGAAGGGCAGCGGGTCGATGCTGAAGCCGTCGAACGACTTCTGGAACCACCGCTCCTTGAAGCTCTCGAACGTGCGGCCCAGACGCTGGCCAGCGTCGAGAAACCAGCCCTGGCCCCAGAGGTCTTGCAGCCCGTTCGGCGACGGCGTGCCCGTCAGGTTGATCCAGCGCGGCGTGCGGTGGGCGACGCGCCCTAGGGCCCTGGCCCTGGTCGAGCCGCCGCCCTGGTAATAGGTCTTGCCGGTGGTCGGGTGCGTGCGGAAGCCGCCACGGAAGCTCTTCAGCTTGGTGCTCTCGTCGGCGATCACCATGCCGAAGGGCCAGTCGCCGTCGAGCTTCTCGAGCAGCCACGGCAGGTTCTCGTAGTTGATCGTGGCCAGAGGCGAGCCGCCCCTTCGCACACGGCCGAGAGCTGCCAGCCGTTCGGCAGGCGTGCCGAGGATCGTGTCGACCTGCCACCCCGCGCAGAAGTCCCACTTCTTGACCTCGTCGGGCCAGGTGTGCTCGGCCACCCGCTTCGGCGCGATGACCAGCGCCGGTCGCGTGACCTCGCCGCAGAGGTGGAGCAGGTCGAGGGCGGCCAACGTGGCCGAGGTCTTGCCCGTGCCCATCCCCGCCCACTGACCGGCGCGCACGACCTCGCAGGCGTGGTCGATCATAGCCGGTTGCCAGGGCCTGGGGACGTACTCACGGGACAAGGCGCAGGCCCCAAGGATCGGGGAACTGGTTATTCAGCACGCCTGGCTCACCTGCCCGGCGCAACGCGCCGATGACCGAGTTGCGGGTGCGGCCCAGTATCCCGGCGATGTACGCCGCGCTGCGACCGGCACGCCGGTGGCGTATGGCCCGGGCCAACTCTGCGGCGGTCCAGGTTTTGTGGGCGATGCTGCCGCCCGTCGGCTTCGGGGCGCGGCGCTCTCGGATTTGGTGGTAAGGGTTCACTGTGTCCTCTCCTCAATGTAATCGTCGACTGCCTCGATGCTGTCGAGGGTGAAGACCGCGCAGCCCAGGCTGCGCAGCTTGGCGTGCTCCCGCTCCTGATGCGGATCGGGCTTCTTGCCGGGGGCCTTCAGCTCGACGAAATGAACCTTCGCGGCGATGAGCGGAACGCCGTACTGCTGGGGGCCTTGAGGCCAGATCACCAACCGATCCGGCGCGCCGCGGTGCCCCGGCCAGACCATCTTCCTGACCAGCGCCCCGGCGGCTGTCGCCTTCTTGCGCAGGTGCATCTCGACTGTGCTCTCACGCATCAGATGTGCTTCCATGTTCGCCGGGTGCGGATGCCCCAGACGTGCGCAGGGTGGACGTTGTAAAGCGTGGCCACCGTGATGTGGTCGAGTTTTAGGGCGCGAATGTTACGCACGTCGTTCTCGGTCAGCTTCGCCATGCCGTGGCGCGAACCTCTCGGTCTGACGTCGTTCACGATGCTATCTGCCGCATTGTCCTTGTGCGTTCCGTAGCAGAGATTGGCCAGTCGGTTATCGCCCTTCCGGTCGTTCAAGTGGCGCGCGACCTGCCCGTCAGGTTTTGGGCCGACGAAGGTAGCGAGCACCAGATCGTGGATCGTATGCTGCTGGCGTTTGCCTTCTCCCGCCAAGGTGACGACGTGGTAGCCGTTGCCCTTGACGGCTGGTTGGAGAATGCGCCCGCGCCGGATCGCCTCCCCGAGCCCGCCCTTCCCGGCAGCGACGTATCGGTCCTTCGAGCGCACTCGGCCACGGTCGCTGACCTCGTAATAGTCACCTTCCCAGCCTTCGATCTTGCGCCACTGTTCTCTCATTTTTGGTATCTAGCGCCTTCCCAACCAGCCGCTGCCAGAGGCAGGCCTTGTGCCCACGGGGGGACCGTGGTCATTATTGAGGAGAGACGATCAACCGTAAACTGGTCACTGTCAATAGGCTCCGTGACCAGCTCGTCGTGACAAGTTAAAATAATAGGGAACCCGGCCGCCTCGGCCTCGGCCATGTTGTGCGCCAGCACGTCGCGAGCCCCGCCCTGCGTGGCGTTCTCGATCAGCTTGCCGCCGTAGGTGTGCAGCCGCTCCCATTTCCGGGTGTACTGGTTGACACCCATGTACGTCAGCTTGCCCTCCTCGAC